ACTATTCATTGATGAGGAATCATAACCGACTACTGAACTGTCCGCAGTAAACACTTCATCAAATCCAGATTTTTCTAAGATGCGTGTTTTAATATCAAGTTGTTTTTTCTCTCTTTGAATTCTACGTAAAAAAGCAAAATAGATAATTTGCGTAAAGTATGCAAAAGGATTGGAAGATTTTTCAGGATCGAAGTTGTCAATATATTGAAGACAGTTTTCAATTCCATCACAAATCATATCATCCTTAAACATGTAGTTAACAAAATTGGGACGATAAGAAAGGTGTGTTGCAATCTTTAAAAAGCAATCACCTATGTATTCTGGTACTCTTGGTTTTTGTTCACCATTTTCTTTAGCTTCAATTACTTTATTTCTGTATACAGTAATTGCTTCTAGAAATTCTTTATTGTTGACATAGTGTTCTTTTTTCTTCATGTCCCATTTTAGTTTCTTTAACTACAGTCAGTATATCATAATAATAAAGACTTGACAAGTGGCTTAACTTTCAGTATAATAACTCTGCTAAGGTTCAGAAAACAATTTAGCTTTCTTTAAATATATTCTCTAAAGCTATTCTGGCATCTTTTACTTTTGATTTAAATCCCATATCTTCAGTTAAATCTACTTGAGAAGTATCTTCTTGATTTAAATATTTACGTAAACTTTTTTCATATATTTGTTCAATTCTAGAATCAGCTTCATATACGGTTACGGTCTTTTCTTTTTCCACAAAGAAAATTTCTTCATTAGAAAATTTAGCCCATGGTCTAAGATCAACTTTAACCATTTCTCCTACAGGAGTTTCTATAATTGTTTCATCAACAGTAAATGGTGTTTCAATTACAAATCCATTCTCATTTTCACATACTAGTATTTTACCAATTATTTCTTCTCCTGATAAAAGTTTTATCAATCCGGTGAATACAGAATCCATTATTCTATTCTCCTAAAATTAATTGGTATAATTTCATAATTAAAGTTTTCTTGTGAATAAATTTTTACTCTCTCCATCATGTGATTTAAAGTGTAGTTTTTTCTATCTCCTTTTGAAAAATCATCTGCTATATCAAATAATTTAGCTGATTCTTTTTGATCTCCTTTACGAAGTGCTCTACCTATAGATTGTAAATTCCTAACTCTAGATTTACTAGGACTTGCAAATATTATATTATGCAATCTTTTAATATTAATTCCTGTTGAAAATGTGCCGTAAGAAGCAATTATAATGGCATCATTTTGTGTCTCTGTTATACGTCTAACTTCTTCTCTATCTTCAGTATCTACACCACCATGAACAAAAAATACCTTTCTATTTTCTGTTACACTATTATTTATCATATCAAATAATACCTGGCCATGCTTCTCTACATATGCAAAAAGGACCAAAGTATTACCAGTTTGATTTAATGTAAGTTTACGTATAAATTTATTTCTTCTTTCTAATGTACAGATATAATCCATTTCATCTTGATATGAATCAAAAGAAATTTCTTGATGCTGTAAAAGCAATACGTTTATTTTTAATGAAGAAAGATATCCCTTGTCAATTAATTGCTTAGTTTTAATAACTTTATTTACAGGACCAAATAATCCTTCTAGAACTAATTGATTTGTGCTAGAACCATCAAGAGTACCAGTAAATCCAATTCTATGTTTACAGTTATGTAACTTAGTCATGATATTAATCAGAGATTTTGCTTTAAATAAATGAGCTTCATCTCCTATCACACAATCAAACTTTTCAAAGTATTTTTTTGGCATTTTATAGATTGATTGCCAAGTTGTAATAGTTACAGATTTATTTGTATTTTTTTCTCTACCAGAATATATCTTGTGACAGTTATCTTCTGATGACCAACCATAGGTATCAAAGTCACCACACATCTGCTCTACAAGCGACGTAGTAGGGACTACAATCAACACGTTATTACCTTTTGAGGTAAAGTATCGCGTGATGGAATAAATCATCAATGATTTACCAGATGCTGTTGGAGACAGTAAAAGTCTCCTATTATATTTTAATGCCTGATATATCGCATTATATTGATAGTCCCTAACAGCAAAAGGAATATGAAGTGACTTAACATAATCAACTACTCCTTGAGGAGAAATCATGTCATTACATTCATTAGGCATTCCATAGTAATTATTATCTTTATCTTCATAGGTATACCCTCTCACATCTAACCAATCAATTAGATAACTATATAACCCACAATATATTTTTCCATCACCAGGACTAAACAACTTTATTGTTCCATCCCACAAACGTTTTTTATATTGAGGCATAAATTTTGCATTCGGAACCTCAAATGTAAAGTATTCCGATAACTCATATTTAATATGTGGTTCACACTCTACAGTTAAATATACTTCGTTCTTTTTCTGAATAGTAACGTCAGTCATTAAATACTACCCTGCATAAATTTTTGCCAATCAATGCTATTCTTAATTTGAAAACCTCTGTTGTTTAAACATTGGAGGATTTTTTCAAGAAAAAACATGATCTCTTCATAATAATTTATACGAGTTTGTAAAAGTTGTAACTCAGGATCTGCATCCATATACAAAGAAAGATCTGTTTTTAATACTTTTAGATCAAAAGGTTTTTCTTGATATACACTAGGTTCTGCTTTACCTGTGTAATATTCAAATTTATCTCTAAGTAATATTTTGTAATCGTGTTCTTTTTTTAATTTTAATAGACGAACATCAGACAAATATTTCAAATATTTACTATGCAATTGTGGAATTTTTATTGATTCTTCATCTAATAATTCTCTATCTATTTTTGAATCTTCAGTCCATTGGGATTTAATATCGTCAAGTGTAATCATAGGTTAAACTAAATCAGTATCAAAAGGTGTAATCCAATCTTCATTGCCATTCTCTACAACCACAATAGTTATATTTCTGGCTGATAATCTACTTATAAATCTATCATAAGAGGCTCTAACTGTACTGGTTGTCATACTACCAGAGTTATCGATAAACAAAGAAATTTTAGATCCATCTGGTATACTATCTATATTACAAAGATCATACCATTCTGAGATCTCATCCTCATTACCACCGTCTCTGTTTACTGCTGTAGGTCCAAAAGTTTTATTGGTTATTCTAGATCCAATGTAAGAAAAATCAGTGATAACAATAGCTCCACTAGTTGCTACTGTAGTACCATTTACATTTCTAATTTGAATGGTAAAAATTTCATTTCCCTCAGTTTTAGCGTCTCTTGTAAAGGGGATTGTAAATGCAGAAACATTACTGTTAATTGTAAATGGGAAAGTTACAGTTCCACCAAAATCATTTTCGTCTATATTATTTCCAACTAGAACAGCATCAAAAGAAGTTCCATCTGGAACATCTACAGATGATATATCAACTATCATAGTTGAAGTTGTTGTTAAAGTTGATTCATAAACTACTGTTGCTTGTGGAGTAACAGTGATAGTATAAGAAGAATCTGTTATTGTAAGAGTATTTGCACTAACAACAATCGGACCATCAATAGATCCTGTTCTCACATGTATATCCAATCCCTCTCCATCATCTTCCTCAAAATCTTGAATGATAGATATATCGAATGATCCACTACCATTAGTTATAGTAAATGGTCCGGATAACGGATATATGTCACTGCCAGTAGATGCAGTATTGGATGTTGTATAATATAAAGTTGTTCCATCTGGCACACCAGTAGTAGTAACTGTTAGTGTGATTGTACTTCCTTCTGCTGGTAAATTATTACTAGATGAAATTGCAAAAGTAGTTGTATTTGTTATAGTAATCTCATCACTTGTATCTACTACAGCACCAGTAATAGATACTGTTCTTATGGATATAGTAAACGTTTCTGCAGATTCGACCAATAAATCTTCTGTTGCCGTAATATCAAACGATCCAGTATTACTATTGATAGTGAAAGATCCGCTAGATGGTGTTACGTCTGTACTATTAGAAGTTGTAAAGAATAATGTAGACCCGTCTGGTATACCAGTGGTGTTTGTTGTAACGGTTACAGATTGACCTTCATTAATAGAAGTTGTTGATACTGAAGTTGTAAATGAAGAAATAGAACTATCTGTTATATTAACAGTAGGTGATGTACTAACAATAGTGCCACTTATACTAGTTTCTCTAAGTTGTAGAGCAAAAGTTTCTGTACCCTCCCCTACACTAAAATCATTAACTATAGTTTTTGTAATAGTTGCTGTATTACTACTAATAGCTACCTGACCAGTCAATGTGTTATCTGAAAAATCTGATGCTGATACAGTACCAGTAGTTGTATAATAAAGAGTAGTGTTATCAGGAACATTGACCGTTGTAATGGTAAACGTGACAGTAGTGCCTTCATTTACTAAAGTTGATGAAGTTGTTATATTATATGTTGGAACATCTTCTGTTTGTAGTA